AAAATCATATATATCAAACGCTACCACCATCATCATAATTATACTTCTTTATCCACAGACGCGCAACATCACCGCTTGACATTATCAGTCGGTTTCACAAATATTGGATTTATAGGGTTTATTAAATAAAATTATATATAGAAATAACAATAACAGGAGCATAATATGGATTTACAGGTAGTAAACAATATGCATCAAAAAACTAAGCTAGGAGGTCTCTTAGAAGAGGCTAATAAGAAAAGAAAAGATTTAGCTGAGGCAGTTGGTGTCGATGTTGATACTGTCACTCGATGGTCTAGGCTTAAAGATGACGGCAATCCTCAATTAAGATTTAGAATGGAAAGGCTACCAGATTTAGTCGATACATTTAATGAGTGGATAACGCATAGAAAAATAACTGAAACAGATTTAGTTGAAGATAATTTATATTTTATGAACGAGCTATTAGTTGTAGGTGTCGTAAATAATAATGAAATTAATCCGCTATTAGATCATTTTAAAATAGTGCCGCCTTGGCAAATTAGCGGTGGTCATAATGCTTATATTATGAAACTAAATGCGGACTCAAATGCTTATATAATAGTTAATAATAGAACTAAGTTAGAGCCTGATAGTAGGCAGGTTATTAATGCTCAATGCATTATTCATTTTAAAGATTTAACGAGGAGGCCTTTAATAGCCGGCAATATAGATAGGTTAGATAATGAATTAAAATTAACAGAGTTTAATATTATCGCATGCAACGATAATTTTCATAACCACAAGTTATTTCAACAAAATATATTAATGGCAGAAGTTGCCTATATTCAGCTAATTACCGGCATTTTATTAGGTAATTATAGCGTTATCGAGTGAGGGTTTTATAATGGGATTATTTAGCAGAAAAGCAAAAGAAAGAATAGAAAAAGATATGATGAATAAGTCTCTTCACGAATGGGAAGAGTTAGGCTTTAGTAATGGTGTAGATATATCGATGCAGTTAGGTCATATATGGCAATTACATGGCATTCAAGCTTATGCTATGAGTAAGGGAATGGTATTAGAAGGAGATAAAACTTTAAACCCTCCTAAAAATTCCGGAGATCGTGATGCGATAGACAGCATGATACATCTAATAGCTATGCGTGCAGAATTAGATGGTGAAAAATATTTATCGCAATTAGATTATGACACTTATCTTAGAGCTTTTAGAATAGAATTAGATAATGTCACTTTATATAATCGTTTGCAAAAAAACATCGATCAACAATTTATAGTAAAAACGCATTATAAAAATTTACACAAAAATGACTTGGATTATGTAAGTGGAGATAGTAGAACTCGTTTTGTCTATTATATTAATCCGGAATTACAACTATTTTTACAAAATCATATTGATAAAGGCGGATATAAAAACAACACAATAGTCACACCAAGCAATGCTGTCCCTTTTAATTTATATATGACTGCCATCATTAATATTTTAAAATTGCTTCCGCGATCCGATAAGGACAAAATTATAGATATTTTATCGAATTAAACCGACTTTATTAATCGCTTTTAATTAAAACTTATTAACCGACGCCAAACATCAGGTCTTGCACTTAATCATCAGAACACCTAACTTAATAATTGTAGGTAGATAGATGGATAGTTTCACAGACAGACCAATCAAACAAATAAAGATACCCTCTAATAAGAAGGATGATCTAATCCTTAGATTAAGTTGGACAGGCTTAAACAAAGGCTTTGTATTAACGAGAAGTAAAATAGATATTTTAGATCAACTTAAACCAGAAGGATGGTGGAGAAGTTATATACCTGCAATCATGAATGAAACAAGACTATTTAAACCTGCGCCTCGTAATATCAAACAATTTCAGGCGATAGGATTAAAAATTAATGAGGATAATATAGTATGGTAGACAATATAGTAGAATTTGACNCGGATGTAGNTGTTAATGAGCCTCCGCATGAAGATTATTTTAATATGATGCACGCATTAAAGAATGCGGAGCTTAATAAAACAAACACCTTTTTAACTCGCACACCTGAGAAACCTTATAAATATGCAGACCTGCAGTCCGTTCTCCGGGTTAAAGAAACGATGGAAGAACATAATTTTATATTTGAGATGTGGTTTAGTTATGAGGAACCTCATGCGATAGGTGTTAACCCTACTCAAATAATAAATTTTCAATTAATTCATAAAACATTCGGACCTTATGGCAGAGCATCTAAAATACATTTAGATAACGATAAAATAAAAGGTCAAAATTATTGGCAAGGTCTAGGTTCTAGCATTACCTATCTCCGTAGGTATATTATAGGAACTTGTCTTGCTATTGGAGTAGAGGAGGACCCTGATGGAGAAGGCACTACCGGCACTTCATCGGAAGACCCTGTTAATGAACCCCAAATAGACTCTTCTACTCCTAACCCATCAGCTCGAGGTAAACCACCGACAGCTCCGGATTTTGAGGTTTAATTATGCCTAATCCAAACAAAGTAAAAGCAGTTATAGATAGATATAAAAAAGGTAGACCGGTTAACACTTATTTAAAGTTCTATATAGACAAGCCGCCTTGGGAGGCTACAGGCAATAAACCTATAGGTCAGGATAATTTTATAGATGGCGATAAGTTATGTACTGATTATAAATTAGATGCCGCAAGCACATTTGAAGATTTAAAGAACGCTATAGATGATAAGGCTATATTAAAAAAGATAGCTGAGGTGTTTAAGAATAACACCGCTAAAGGAAAGTGGATACCCTACTCTGAATTGTTTGAAGGAACAGTTTGGTTAAATCAAAAAAAGAACGACAGATATAGCTATGGCATCGTTTTAAGCGATCACAGCGAATATTCTATTAACTATTTAAAAGATAAAATAGATGACCCTGATAGTTGGTTAAATAAGCATCAGGAGGATGCCGCAGAACTGCAAGAAAGTATAATGGAAGAAGAAGAGGAAGCTATAGACGATGACATCCCTTTCTAAAGCAGTAGAAAAATATGGCGGCACTATAAATCTTGATGTGGTTAGCAAGCTTATCTATGGCTCTGTTTATAAAGATCAAAAATATCGTGAAAAGAAATTAAAAGAATTAATTGACGCAGGCGATTTTCCTAAACCTATGCATCAAAAGGTATGGAAGACAGCTGATGTTTTTCAATGGATATATGGAGAGTTAAATGAGGATGATACTTCTGTAAAATATTCAGGTCGGATGTAGGAGATCTAATTATAAATATAGTGTTCATAATATTTTGCTATTTAGAAAGCAACAGTCTAGGTGGAGCACGCGAGGAAATGGAAATGAATTTATTTAGTCGATATACAAGAGAAGTCGCTGAGGTGATTTTATGAATGAAGAACCAATATTTTCTATATGGGACAAAATAATGATGTTCTTATTTGTTTTATTTATTATTCCTTTTTTATTGATAATAAATCAAGAGAAGAAACCTGAGCCTATTAAATGTGTAATTGTTAAGGAGAATATATGAAGAGTTTAATGATGTCATTACTGCTATTTATAGTAGGAGTAAGGCTAATAGATTTTATTATTAACTAATAAACTAGCCTTATATAAGCTTAAAAATGCAATCTATAATCGTAAATCCTGTTAATAAATATAGTGTTTGATACATCATTTTATGACCTAAAATATTAATTATGGTCAGACTTATAGATTTGCTTTTTATAATTTTTTCTTAAAAAAAATAAAACTTTTATAACAATAAATGGAGGATGCATGGATTAATTAGATTTTAATATTTAAAAATTGAATGGAGGCTTGGTTATTTAATCAGGCCTCTTTTTCTATAATCAGCATTTAATAATCTAATTACATTCGCGCCATACCTTATATCACTATAAATTTGTATCCTATTTTGTAAGTTAGTTAATGGATCAATTACTATTAACCCGGCGTGACCATAATCTTGACGAGGGAAACCTCCTTGATCTGCATACGAGTCTATATCTTTAAATCCTTTAACCCTTAATAAATGAGCAGGCGCACTAAATCCATTCACATATCTAGTTGATGGCAGTTCTGATTTAGCATAATTATGACGATGTCCGGCTACATATATATCTGCATCAGTATTAAAGAGGTTAGCCTTTTGCAATCCATGAAGACTGTTATACATAGAATGACCCGGAAAGTCGTGTCGGAAGTCTGCCTTAACACTTACTCCATTAGGAAATTGAAAGTCTATATTCGCTCTCCAATCCATTGCTAGTGTTCCAACACCTTGAGCAAACCATTCCATCTTATCATACTGAATATTACCCGGTTGCCACATATCATGGTTACCTCGAAGTAATAAAACGAAGTTTACCTCGCTGATTATTTTTTCTATTACCTTGTATACTTGGCTTTTAGTCATTTTCTGTTCATCAGAATATCGAAGTGAGAGCCTTCCCACCCAATTATTATGTGAGTCACCTATATTTACGCTATATATAGGATCAATAGAGCCTCTGTCAGCGTCAAACTCCTTTAATATATCCATTAGGTCCATTAAGGCATCCCAATTCGTGCCGCCATCGTCGAGATGTGGGTCACCCCAAACGCAAATGCCGGTAACCACATCCTTAGAGAACTTAACCGGAATTAAATTAATTAAATCATTCTTTTCTTTTTTTCTTTTCCAATTCGTGTGCGCATACTCCATAATCTCGTCGGCGGTCATCTCTTCGCGATTTTGTATCTTTTCAAGACCTTTAATATGGAATGTTTGGTAGTTATCCTCCTCGCCATTCACCTTTAACTTAATAATATGGCGTGCAGTTTTAAGTCTGCCTTTTAACTGATCTATAGTTAACTCCATAGATAAGGCTAATTCACTCTGCGTTTTAAAAGGTTTATTACGACCCACCTGCTCTGCTTTAGATAGCAGAGCCTCGGCTTCTTCGTAAGACATCGAATTATGGGAGTTAGACATTATGCGGTATCAGCCACGAACACCACACTTTGATATTTATTTTTTGCTTTTAGTTCATCAGCGGTCTGCTTAAACTCGCTAATATATACTTCTTCAGTTGTTTTTTCTGATGCGTGACCTAATAGATTTTTAGTATCAGTTAGGCTAGCGCCGGCTCTAATATAGTTAGTCGCGCATATATGCCTTAAATCGTGAATATTTAGCCACTCATGTCCATTAGTATCTCTTGATCCAAATACTCGCTTATTAGCGCTATTCATACTCTTATATAATCGACATCTTTTATTCTAGGTTACCCTGAGAATTAGGAAACATTAGGTTATTAGCTAAATCAGTCTCATTTAACATAGCTTTATAATTTAATAAGCGATTAACTAATGCTTNAGGAATAGGGACCTCTCTAAAAATTTCCTTCTTATTCTTCATGTGAGATTGTAACTGATTTGTAGTCTTGTTGTAAATCTTTGAAATCTCAACATAATATGCGCCTTCTCTAATTTTTAAATCATCCCAAGTTAAAGCTGTATATTCGCTTCTCCTTAAACCTACTGCTATTAATAATGCAATTTGCATCTTTAACGACTCTATAAATTTATCTGCTAAATGCCTGTGTCCCTTCATGCCGCTAATATAACCTCTGTCCGGGTCAAACATCTCAGCAAAAAATTCATTTACCTGTTCTAAATCATAACTTTTAGCTTTAGCTTTCTTCTGCTCAGACACGCCAATTGGTTCTTCTATATATCTATGAATATTTATTAATGTGTTAGCTTTATAATCAACTTCAAAATTTCTAAATGCGCTAACTATCGTCTTCATATTACCGCGATAAGAAATCCAAGCCTTTCCGGTTGTAATATGTGAGTTACCACATTTGGTTGATTTTTTCTTTGCTAATTCAAATAATTTTTTGCTTATTAAGTTAGGGTTAACATCTATCATTCTGTCAGTGTTCTTAATAACATCATTTAGTCTATTCATAGCATAATAATGAGAGGCTAAAGTGCTAAACGATAAGTTGCCGTCTTTATATTTAGCATACTGATTTTTCATGTGACTCGGCTTGTCGTTATCAAATTTCATTAGGCGCAAACCATTCTGATCTAATTTATATTTATTAACATTATTAGATGCTTTTTCTTCTTCATATAAAAATTTGCCTGACTCACACCATTGACTAACTTTTACCTTAGATGCATCAAGCGATACACCCTCTTCTGATAATTTTTGCCATTCTCTAATAAATGCCTCGCACTCTTTTATAGTTTTAAATCTTCTGCGAGGTCCTCCATACCTCCGCGCATCAGCGCGAAAGTATGTGTTCCCGGTAACTAATTCTTTTTGAAATTTAGTTTTCATCAATTAATCTCCCTTTCTGATGTATATAATCAGATAATGGCGTGTCTAATCGTTTAAGTCTACTTTTAAAGTCCATAAAAGGTCCATAAATACAGTAGTTTAGAGTGAGTTTAGATTATAATGGCTATTTTCTGCGAGTTATAGGCTATTTATTATTATTGACCCCTTGTCCCCCAGTTAAGCGGTTTAGGGTAGCAGGAAATCCAAGGTGAGCCTCAAAATCGCATGATTGCTATATTTGCGATTCATCTAATTCCCTCTTATTCCCTCTTATTCCCTCTTATTTCTCCCTAGGAGTCACTTTCTTATGTCCATAAAATGTCCATAGATATTGCTAATCATTCGTATTTATTAACGAGACCGCTTTCTAGCATTTGAGCGTTTATGCTCTCTTCTTTTTCATAAGTCTTTTTTTGTTGAGGATATAGCGTGGCAATAAACTTGCCTTCATTTTCTGATGCTACTTGATGAAGTGTTAACATAAAATCTTCAGGTAATATATCTAATAAATGATCAGTAGCTTTCGCGCCATTATTTCCGGTGGGACATACAATATGAGCTAAATGTATTCTTACATTATGTAGCCATACTGCGAAACCTAAGTTGATGGAGCACTTAATCGTTGCTCCATTAACTATTCTAACTAACTTAGCAGGATAAATATTCATCTTATTCGTTAGTATTGTCTGTGGTTATTTCAATTGATATTTCTGTGTCTTGAGGAATATCTGCATTCAGCATTATTCGTGAACTGCCGCATCCTATTAATATCAATGGTAGTAATATAGTAATTATTTTCATAACATCTCCTTTTAATTATTTTGTAAGTATAAAATCTCGCTTATTTTCATTGCCGTTGCTTTTGTTGTTTTTAAGTTTGTTTCATCATCTACATAAGTAACCACTAGGACTCCCCATGCATCTTCTGAACTCATTATGGGACAAGCAGTGTTTGCAATATTTCGATCTAAAGATGTGCATTGACTTAAAACAAAATGACCAATCACATATTCATCGCCTTGCATAAAATAACCTGTTGGCAATAAATCTTCACTATTTCTTGGTAGCATCATCAGAGGTACGACATTTCTTGCATCGACCCAATCATATAACCATACACTTTGAATATCGCGGTCTGACCTTAATAACTTATTTATTAAATCTTCTACTTCATCTTTCTTTTCAGGTTGCGCTTCAAATACTTCTATAATTGGAATGTTTTGGTTATTTTCGTCTGCTGTTAAATTTGTGTATTGTTGAAATCCAAAGTAAGCAATTATAGATACAACTATAAGGCCTGTTATCTTCATAGCAAAAGCTGACCAATTCTGCTCAGGCGATATAATACTTTTGATAATTGATAGTATTTTATCCATCTAAATCTCCACTATTGTTTGTGTTTCTAAATCGTATTTAAAAACCTCTGTGTTAACTAATTCGGTTTCTATAAAACCAACTGCATTCTTTCTATATTCTAGGACCTCATCCATATCATCTAAATTTAGGTGTCCGATATAGCTCTCAATCAGATCTCCGTCATTATTGTAAAAGTAACCTTTAACTTTAGTTAGGCTCATCGTTTTAACTCCGTGATAGTTAGTCCTGTTCCACCGAATATCCAATATTGGTCTGTAGTTTCAGTAGGCTCATAGATAAATAATCCATATTTAGACCCTGTCGTTCCGGTAACTCCTGTTGCATCATCTAAAAATGATGAGCTAAAGCTACCCTGTATACCTTCTGTCGAGCTTTGTCCGGTGGCATCGCCTGTTCCTATAAACACAGCATAATTTCCTGATGCGTTAGCTTTAGTCCAATATGCGTTACTCGGTAATTTTTGAAGAACTATGGCATAGGCATATTTCGTAGCAAGGACAGTTCTTTTGCTAGCTAATGCGTTTGCGTTAATTAAAAAACCGGCAATAGAGCTGTCAATAGCTCCTAATGTTATCTCTGCCGCCATATAACCATTAAAAGTAGTGCTATCACTTCCTGTTCCGTTAGCAGAATAGGTGACTGCATCCTGAACACTCGACTCAGCTGATGCGTTAGAGCTAACAATGGACCCTGATATATTAGATATAGCGTTCATAGTGACATCACTTGTCGCTATTGTGCTGAATTGAGCTGATACCTCTGCGGTGTATGCGCTAGCAACACCTGAATTATTAACCGCTCTAACCTTAAAGTAATAGGTTTGGTTTAAACTAAAGGCAGTATCATAATTTAAGTTATATTCTTGTTGTCCAGGTGTTCCATCTATCGAGCCTAATAGGTTAAATGTGCCTCCACTAGATGTTGAGTAATAAATCTCCACTCCCTTTAGGTCTTTATCGCTAGGGTTGGTCCATTTTAGGACTATTGCTATTGGATCGCTTGTAGCGGATAAACTAGAAGGCGCACTTGGTGGGTTTGTATTAGCATTTATAGTAATTTGCGAAACCGAACTGAATGCTGACTCATAACCTGCGTTATTTCTTGCTTTACATCTAATATCGTATGTTTTGCCGGATATAACCGGTCCTATTAAGCATCTTGTCATTTTTGGAGCCTCGACCCGAACCAAAATGAAACACAAATGGATAAGAGTCCAAAATCTTCCTCTGAATAGCTATCTCTTATAGCTTTTAAAGCCTCATCGCCTTCTTGTATCGCTATAACTATTATAACGACCTTAAATGTTAGGTAAGTTAGAAAAAAACAGTAAGTTAAGATAGGTCTGACCGATGATCTTAAGTTACTAATAAAACCTGATGAAGTATTTTTTATTATTGCCTCGTCATGAGCATAAATAGATTTATTTTGCTGAATTTTAGCAAGAGCATTAGCTTCACTTACTTTCATTTTGCTTTGAGCCTGCATTAATGCCATTTGGTTCTTAAATTTTTGCTTTTCAGTGAAGTGATCGAGAATTTTAGGCACAAATGAAGTGCTAAATCCCAATAGTGAGCCAATAATGCTAATCATAATAAATTACCTCTAATTTGATAAAAAAAAGACTCACAAACGCGCACAAACGCGCATACAGAGCCTAAGTAATACTAATTAATATAAATATATATAAACGCTTGTGTGAGCCTTATATCGACTCCTGTGGCGTTTAACTAAAAAATGCTAGTTTAAGGAGTAAAATTAAAGAAGATGATGTCGCTGTTAATAAAATCATCTCCAATCTCTTAACTCTGTCGAGAGTCCTCTCTCCTATATCTTCACAAGATACAATGTGGTCTGTTAATTTTTGTTCTATAACAGCTACCTTCTTATCTACCTCGCTGACTGTTGCTTTTGCCATTTTATTCTCTTAATACTGATGTGGTTTCATAATTAGATGCAGTCGACTCTTTGTGTTCAATTGCATATTCATAAACAAACTTATTATTAGTAGGGTCAGTTATATTAACCTCTACTTGATCTATAATAGTGCCATCTTCAGATAATCCTTGTGTCTGCGTTAGAGCAAATGATGGAGCATCTACTGATGTTGGGTTAGTTATTATAACTTGCGGAACAGCAACAGGGTCGTTTTGTTCGCTAGTGGACCAATCATAAACAGCGCTTTCTGTTTCTCTTAACTGAACATCAACAGTTAATGCTAATCCTTCTCCTGAGCCACTAGTTCCAAAGGTCCATTGCATTATTTCAAATACTTTATTTTTAATACCTAAACTCTCTAATGTAACTGAGCAGGTGTCCCCCGGTTCGAGAGCAAATTTAGTTAATTTTAAACTAAGGTTTAAAGTCATCTGCTGTCGTGATCTTTTAAGTAATATTTTAGCTAATCGTTGAGCCATAGTGCTATCATCGGTCATTGGCAGAGGTAATTGTGCAACTAATTCTGCGCCATCTGCTGTTATAGCCGCTGAGTCACGAACTTCAGGATATGATGTAGGTTGATAATTACTCCACGCTCCTATTGCGACACCTCTAACAATATTAATTGCTTCTCTTTTACTTGGCTTGCCAATTACATTAACAGGACCGGCTAAATCGTCATCTGTTATCGTTACAGTTGGTGTTCTATATTCGCCTGCATAAACTTTAAATTTGCCATTACTAAAGACCATAAATCCTGACATACTATTTAAAATAGTTTCAATATTTTGCTGAAAGTTATGCGCTGTATCTAAAGTGCCATTGCAAGTATATCTTTTCTGTGTTCCTCCACCATCTAAACTAACTGTTTCATCACAAACATTAGCCGCCGCACTTATTAAAGTATCATCTACCATACTTGCGCTAATTCCCATGCCATAAACTGTATTGGTTAAATAATCTCGCAATATAATAGCAGGATTTTCACTCCACCCTGTTGAAGCATCGCGTGGGTCATATAGTTGGTCGTTACCTTTAACTATTGCACTAATAGCCGGTATACCTCCGACCCAAACTTCTTGATCATAACCTAATATAACCTGTAAACAGCATATCCCTTTAAATTTGTCGGTAGCATTATCTAAATCAGTATTATTACCCCAAGTAGTACCGATATACTGAGTAGTTGTTCCAACTAGACCTGTATATATTGTAGCTCTTGATGAGCTATTAGGATAATAACGAGAAGGCGCTGTAACCACACCTGATGTTGAGTTAATAGTTAAAACATCATCATTAAAATAAACTGTTTCTATTTCTGCGCATTGATGTCCGGCTAATCCAATCAATACATAGAGATTACCTCTATCCATTCCGGGTGTTCCGGATTGAGAGTATTCTGCCTCTGCCATATATAATATTGGTCCACCTACTTTAGCTCTTCCATAGATAATTTTGCGAGATGTTATTGGGTTTCTATGAGAAGTACCTCGACCTAATAGTCCGGTCATATCAACTTTAGGCATCATTGCTCTAGCTGTGAAATATAATGGCACTCCCACTATAACTGCCTGAGCCGCCCAAGATATAACTGTGGCTAATTTTCCTGTCGCTCCAAACGCCGACGCTATAGCCGCACCTGCATCTACTATTAGCGCTGATAACCATGCTGCAAAATCAGGCATATCCTAACCTCAAACTTCTTACATTAAAAAAAATTTTTACCTTCATTAACTTCACATTTATGCAGACCTTCTTTAGCAGGTCCTAATAAATAGCCTTGATAATAAATTAACGCTAATTCATTAAACCTTTTATCTAATGTTTGCTCTGCTGTTACCACATCGCCATCTTGTAACTTATTAATATTGGTGTGTTGGCGAAAACCGACTGTCAATAACATCAGTTAAGCTTTTATAACCCATTTTATCTAATAATTTGCTCGCTTGCATTTCACTATTCCATTTTTTTATATCTTTTAAATGATCTATTCCTGTTGCTAATCTTATTGCTTCTGCTGAAAATGTAATGCAGTCATTCACACCATATTTAAATGGTTCGTGTAATTTTTGAGCTATAAATGTTTCTAAATCGTTCATGTTAAAACGGGTAATACTTACCTGATTGGAAGTCTTCTAAAATTTTATCTAATTCTGCTTGCGATGGAGCTGAAACTGTTGGTGCTACAACACTATATGGAACACCCCACAACACTTCTTTTTGTTGTAAAGCTTCAACAAACCTTAAACTAGCATCACCTGTGTGTAAGGCCTTTTGGTCTTCATCTGTGTAAAGCAGTCGTCTCGTTCTTTTTAAATCTATTAATGAATTTTCTACTGTGAGTGAAATTAAAGATGTTTCACCACCCTGTTGGATTGTCATTACATCCATCTTACCTATAAACAAGGTGTATGGGTTTTGTACTAATATACCATCTGTTAAAACACCAAATAAAACTTTAGCAGTTCTGTTTTGATATTCTTCATATAAAGCTGATGCAACTAAATCGTTAGGTATACCGGACAAGGATAAATTAATCCCATTTGCTTTAATTTGTTCTTCTTGTTTTATTTCCGATATTTGTCCAAACTCACCTGCGCCTATATAAGTTATGCCGTCGTAAGTTATCTCGCCATATCCACTCCATAAATTAAGAGCAGGGTCAGCAATATTTATTTCTCCACCCATTCCTGAATGATTACCGCATTTATAATATAAAGTATTAGGAGCAGAGCTATCAACAACCCATTCAGTCTTAGCTCCTGCGTTACCCGGAGTGCCTGTCGTTGTAACACCGGTAGAATAAGTCGTTCCATCTAATGTTGATGCTAATAATAGTGGATGTCCTGCGTTAGAGCTGTCGCTCTGATCAAAAACAATAGTATTTCCTCTCGCAACATTAACAACTAATTGTTGAGTATTGTTTAATGAGTATCTATTGCCATCTCCTGTAGCTAATACTTCTGTGTATACATTTCTAGTAACGCTTCCTGAAAAATCTAAATGAACAGCATAAAAAGGCTCTACTAATTGTGCGTTTATTTGAGTCTGAAAATCAATAGTCCGAGCCATTATAGTGCCTCGCGACAGCTAAAGCTTAAGCTATATAAACTTTGATGATTTACAGTCCATGTGATTTCATTACTAACTAATCGGAAGACACCTGTGCAGTTACTTGTCGTTACACTCTCTCCACCTGATAAAGCTGTTCTTAATCGTGGGAATATATCGACTGTAACATTTCCTCCGCCATCAGTATTTGCATCGGATAAAACTTTAAATAACTGTTTAGAGGTTCCTGTGCCGATACTAATATAATCTGATGCTTTGAAATAATTGGTCTGACCGCCTGTAGCGCCTGTTAAAGATAATGAGGAAATATTAGCGCTGTGAGCGCCATTAATGGTAGGAGAACCGGGAGAGGATGCGTTAGTGCCTTGGTTAGTGAGGGAATTAGGGTCAGGTTGTAAATAGAATGTGCCAAAAGTTCCTTTTAACTTTAAAAAGAAAGCCTCCCATTCAGCTGATTGAGCGCGATTAAGAGGAATAGTCGTTATATCTGCCTCCCAATATTGTCCTGCCCATTGATATTGTTGTGTAGTTTGAGTAAATGGTGAAACAGTCTGACCTGTACTGCTTACTCCTAACATTCTGACTAAAGCAAAACTAGTAGTATTAGGAACTGATAATGGATAGGTTATAGTCATACTTCCGCGCCTCGCATTCTATTATCTATCATGTGTCCTTGCGATGCTTGAGCTATTGCCGGCAATAAGGATAAAATTTCAGCTCTAACTGTCGATTGAACACCTGTTGTTATATTAATTGTCTGATTTGTGCCGCCTAATTGATTATTAGGAGTGATAGTTCCGGACATTCTACCTAATGTTAGCAATTCAGGTCCTTTTTCACCGACTAAGAATGTTCCACCTGCCTTAACAGGACCGCCTAATGCTTGAGGAGTAGGTAATAATCCTTTAAAAAATGTCTCAAATGGTCCTAAAATTGGTCCGAGTATCATTTTTTGGACAAATAAGTTAACTAATGGCCGCTAATATCTGCCTTCCTAGGTCTTTAAATGCCTCTCCGACTCTTTTTGTTCCTAATATAACATTTTCAAAAGCTTTTCCGAATGCTGTTGTAAATGAGGCGGCGTGACCTTAGAGCGGCTCCTCTAAAATCTTCAACCTTGGTCCTTAATTTATTAAAAGCACTTACTGCGTTTTTACTTTCTCCTACTAAATTTGTTAAACCTATTGTTTCCGATAATTCGTTTTCACTCTTTGTGGTATTTAAAAGATTTTTAGCCGCATCTCCGACTTTATCAATACCGGCTCTTAACTTAGCGACATCCTTCTGACCTTTTTCAATAGCCATAAAGAAACCTTCTTTAATAGGTTCTTCTCCGACTAACCAATCCGGAATATTATTAACCATCATCCCAATAGCATGGGACATCTTTAATATACCTTCATATCCTGAGACTATTCCGTGACTTAATCTAACGAATATATCGAGTAACTTTTGTGCGGCTCTTTGTGGTCCACCATTCTCACTAAATTGTTTTGAAAATTTAATCGCTATCTCGACCATTTTAGTCATTGCCGGTATTAATCCGACTAAGAATGTTCTAAATACACCTGCTCCGATTGTTTTTAATAAAAAGAAGTCATCGTTAAATTTTTCAATGCTAGCTGAAGCTTCTGCATTTAAGACTAAACCAAACTTAATAGCATCTTCTTGCATCTGCGTTAAAGCTTCTGAACCTAACTCTAACACTTGGATCATAGCCATACCACCTTTACCAAATAATTGGAAAGATAGAGTGGCTTTTTCTTGTTGCGTTGCAAGACCTGCTATTTCATCTGATAATCTTTTAAACCTTTCATCAGGTGACAGTCTATTTAACTCATGTACAGACAAATTAAGAGCTTCTAAAGCATATCTAGCAGTACCTATACCCTGCTCTGCCTCACCTAAGTTCTTCTCCATCTTTTCTAATGTCTTTTGAACAGTAGATATTTTCTCGCCGGCAAGTGCGGCGGCTAATTCAAAGCCACCTAACTGTTTGGTAGTTAAACCAATCCTGTCAGCCATCTTCTTATTAGCATCGACTGACTCTAAGGTTCTTTGCGTTAAGATACCGAGTCCTGCAATACCTGCGAGAGCTACTAGACCTGTTTTAAAGTTAAATACTGCTTTTTTAGCTATACTTAGTGACCTAGTAAAACCTCTAAACACTCCACGCGTTAGGTCTTTAGCTACTAGTAGCGTGCTTAATTTTGCTTGACTCATTTTTAATTTTCTCTGCTTCTAATTGATAAAACGCAATCCAATAGACAAACTCTTCAAAGGTTAAATCTAATATTGCATCTATAGTGGTGTGTTTACGATCAGCTAATAAATAAATAAGATATGTAAACTGATCGCTAGTTAGTTTTTTTCAGCTTGCTCAACATCAGGAACATCAAAGATATTCTCTAATAATTTTGCGCCAACATCAGTTATGAACTTAACATCCATTCCTAATAAATAAGAGCGGTCTTCATCTCCAAAAACTTTTGTCCCTTCTTCATCAGTCAATTTCATTATGATTAAATCTACTATAGCTTGAAAGCTTGGTAGATCACCAGATTGAAGTTGTTTATAAAATTCAGGGTATTGTTTTCGAAGTCTTGTGTCCTCTCGAACTGTTAGTTGTGAATAAAAGACTTTTAATGGGTCTCCATTATCAGCCAAACCGGGTATAGAGAAAGAATATTTTTCCTTTCCCTTTTGTAGCTCTAAGAGCCGGTCCTTTAAGCTCATTTAATCTCCTTATGGTGCTGTTGCTTGTGATAGTGCGCCTGTGCCTGTTAAACTAACTGATGCAGTTAGTAATCCATTAGCTGACTCACTCCAATCAAGCGAAGAAACTAAACAATCTCCTGAATAGTATTTATCCACGCCTGATGTTGTTCCTTCTACATAGAAAGAAACTGTTACGCTTGATCCACCGCCTGCACAAGCAGTTAGTAAAGCCGCGCCTGCTGTATCTGCATCATCAAAAAATAAATTAACTGAACCAGACCAAGACTCAAGTGTGTTGATGAATGATTTGCTAGTTGTTCCGATTGATGATGTTTCAACGCTATCTACTGTTTTATTAAATGAGAAGTCAGTAACTTGACCCAATGTATCTGAGCCGACTTTAACTACTGCTTCATAACCTTTAGCTATTGCCATAATAATATCTCCTTAAATTATAGGTGTTTGTGAATTAGTTGCTCTTGTATAATAAAGAACATCATAATTTAATCTTATGAGTCCAATAGGTTTTTCAGACTCTGCTGTTATCTCTACCTCTGTCGAGGTTAATGATATTTCTATTGCCTTGCCATTTAAATTAGGGTCAGCTCCGAGTGCATCTTCTACTTCTCCTGATATAGTATCTAAAGTGTTCTCTATTGATGTGTTGCCTTCTGCAATCCCTTCAATAGATACGACGCACATTCGTTTATAGGTAGATGGACTGCCATATTCACGCTCACAAGCCTCGTCGTTAGTGTAAACTAACAAACATGGTAGATTTGCGTTAGGCACTAGAGAGTATAACCTAGTGTTATAAACTTTACTGCCTGTTGTTGTTAATCCGGTTAATGTTGTTATTATCCGGTCTCTAATTTGTTGTCTTGCGTGTGACATATCTGCCTATTGTAATTGTAAATGAATTAAAGAAATGCCTGTGCCATCGCGTTGTATTTCTTTAACCTTAAATGTTTTTTCTGTATCTGTGACTTCATCCGTTAGGACTATTGTATCGTCTGCCGCATATCCATTAGGTAAATCTTGTGTTCTTAATTGTATGGTTGGAGTGGAGCTTGATACAGGTGCTCCACCACCATCAAAAGTAAAATATGGGTCTTCAAATATTGCCTTTAAAATATAGGTATCGTTTGATGACGCTACTGTATAAGTAATATTTTGACCAAACGCATCAGTATTAAAGAAGGCTAATGGTGTCGTATATATACCCATTACTCACTCTTCGCGTTAAGACTGCCTGTTTTTGGTTTAGCAATAACTTCTTCTACTGTTTCGTTGTTAGGTTCTGCTAATTTCGCATTTATATATTTTTCAGCGCTATCAGGTGGGAGATCTATCACATCTCCCTTTTTTCTTTTAATACCTAAAACTTCAGTATCTTTAATTAATTTAATCTCCACGAGTTTCTAGCTCCTCGCCTTTAACAGCGCGGTCTGTTTTTTTAGACTTTGCTTTAGCATCTACAGCTAATCCGTTGTTAATTAAATAATTAGCATCTCTGTCATCGCATTCAACAGTTTCACCTGCTTTTACGACTACGCCATTAATATACATATCTCTAGTTGGTTTTATTTTCATATTTTTATTAGGGAGGGATTTCTCCCTCCCATCTCCTTCAAAGGTGTTTTTAGTTGTTAAAGTCAATTAAGCACTAAGCTCCAATTGCGAAAGACACCGGGTGTTTAACACCGAAGTCTAATGAAGTTAGAACTCTTAGTCTTAATCCGCCGCTTTTAAATAATGCGTATGGATCAGCTTCTACTTCAATACCGCCTGCCCAAGTTGCAACTATAAACTCAGAGAAGTCTCCGAGGATATATTTGTTAGCCGCTACTTGACTTGAGATTAATACTCTTCTGCCGTCTATGAAGCCGTCGCGTTGAGCTACAGGTGAGCCTGCGCCATTAGTTGCGAGTGACTTAGCATATCCATTTAGTGCAGGTGTTGTAATAACTGCAACGCTACCGCCATCTAATGCTTTGTTGTCGGCTAATATAGCTGACTCACATTCTATTAGTTCGGCATAAGTAGGTGAGCCTGCAACACCGAATGCTACTGCATTTACACCGGCTACATTAAGAAGGCCTGTAGGTTGTCCTGCAGCACCTGTTCCATTTAGAGCGGCGTCATCAATGCCAACAGCAGTTGCTCTAAGCAAGTTGGTTCTCACCATCTGCTCAATCGCAAAGCCATCGGTATTTTGTAGTAAAACTTCTAGTTAAGTCAGTTGCCGCGCCAACAGTCTTTTCATCAAGTGTGATGCTGTCTAATGTTGGATCACTTTGGTTAACATCATTTCCTTCAGTTACCCATCCGACTGTACTTAGAGCAGAAACTCTAGGTATTACGATGTTACCTGTATTACCCGGAATTTGATGTTGGGTTAGCTTGTAGAATGGTGCTGAATGGTGTTAATGCATCGATTAAATTACCATACTGCTTATCAGTATAAACAAATGAAGAACTGTTTGCAGTGTTCATTGTTCTCTGACCCCCAAGTCATTAGTTACATCTTCAGGAATAAAGAAACCTTGTGTTTCTTTTCTGATTTTCTTTGAGTAAGCTTCTGATGCTTCTAATTCAAAAGCCGCTTCCTCTCTGCTAATCATACCTGCTTTAGCTTTAGCCGCTCTTACAATAGAGAACTCTCTTTTTTCTTGATCATTAAGACCAATTTCTTGTTTCTCTATTGGAGTGTTTTCTAGCTCTGTTAAAATTTGACCTCTAAAAGCTGAAAGACTTACATCGTCTTCTACTGCTTTTCTCGCTAAGTCTGATTTATTATGTCTTGCGCCAATTTCAAGAATTTCAGCAATTTCATTCTTTCTTTGCTTCATTTCTTCTGACACTTTAGTTCTAATTTCAGACTCAAGGTCTACGCTATTATCAGTTTTATTTTCTTCTGACATTTTTTTCTCCTTGTTAAGATTATCTATAAGTGATTGTGAACGACCTAAATTAAGACCTCTGTCAAAACCTACAGTATTATCTGCAGGCACACTTACTACTGACACTTCATAAGCTTCCCAATCAGTGACTCTGACATCTTGACTGGTCTCGTCTTCACTTCGTTCCATGTTGTGAATTTGGTAACCGATACTTACATTTTTTCGGATACCTGTCTGAACATCTCTAAATATATCACTTGCCAATTCCGATTCACCGAACCGAACTGTTGCCAATAATCTACCCTGATCACTGTCAAGCGTTGCATTTTTCAACCACTACCAATTTGGTTTTTCAGTATTGTGGTTTAATAGGAGTGGAGCATCTCTTAATAGTCGAGATAATCTAACCTCTCCATCTCTATGTCCTAAAATTTCGTTGCCGAATGTTCTTTGGACCGGAGACTCTGAACTTACAGACATTGTTAAAGTTCTATCTGAAGTATTAGTAGCCTCGCGTATTTCTAATGGGAAGGAAGCGCGTTCAACATTTCCTTCTCTTAAAGACAAGCCTTTCTTTTTACTTCTAGACTCCTCTTCATCTTCGTAGCTATTTGATGCTTCTTCAGCAGGCGCTGTTTCTTCAGTTTCTTCTGTTTCTTCTTCCTCTTCTTTATATGCAGGTTCTAAAACTATGCTGAATTTGTCTCCATCAGCATTTTCGCCTATCTGAGCTTTGATTTCTTCAGGCATCTTCTTCTCCTTCTTGGTTATTTACCGGACCTTGGTCATAGACCTCACCGGTGGTGGTGTTAAACTTTGTTCCAAATGGTTGAAACGCCAACTCGATCTTAAACCGATCAGCTAATGCTTTTTCAGCATCTAACTCACTAAAGTGTGAGCCTAACTCTTTACCATATTGGTTCAAAACATCTTGCATCGTCATTAAGCCATTATTTAAAGCCATTTGTGATGCTTGAATTTCTTTCTGTGGATCAATCCAAGAGTAACCTCTTGGTATAAATGAACAGCTATAAGCAAATTTATCGTAATTTTGTAACTTTATTGGTCCATTATTAAATTCTAACGCTCCTATAGTTAGATTGTGTTTTAACCATTCTCTATATACAGGTATGCAAAAATGGTGAATTAACCACGATTGGTTCTGCTTATAATAATCTCTTTCATCTAATAGACCGACTCTTGAACTACTGTAGCTTGTTTGTGATAGATCATTAGATAAACTTGCATAACTAACGCCTAAACCTGACGCTATTGTTCTAATCATTGACTTATCATATTGGTCTACATTCGTGTTTGGATGTTTATTATCCATAAACTCTATATCATAGCCTTCCGGTAGCATTTCAATCGTACCAGGAGAGAAGTCCATAGTAGGCATATAAGCATTATCATCGTCTAAATAGCCTTCTGCGTAATTATCGCCTGTTGGTGTTTTTAAGAACGCCATTTTAGCCGCCGCAGATTTAGATGCTATTAGTTCACTATATCTAAAATCTTGTAACCATTTAATTGCTGTCATTACATTAGCAATTCGAGGGTAACCTCTAACCTGACCAAACCTATGCGAGTCAAATAAATGAAGTGCATCATCTGCAGGCAGTCTTATATTCTTATCTACATTAGTAACATTAGTTAATATGTCACTATATGGGTTAGCCTTTAAATAATATGCAGTAGGCTTCATAGACCTCTTCTCTATTTCAACACCCATGCGTATTTCTTTTTTATCGCTAATATCTTTATTTAAGTCTGAGTCAATATAATCAGGCTCTAAGAAGTTTAGTTTAAAGCCATCTTTAGAACGAATAAATTGCGTAAATGTTTCGCCATCTCTTACTAAACCTACCATTACCATTTGATATAGGTCGTGCATATTATATCTGCCGCTTATATCAGGGTTCTCACACCACTCATACCATTTGCGTTCTATTAAATCGTTTGCAGGACTATCTAACTCTCCATTAGCATTTCTTGCTCTTACTTTAATCTTAAACCCTTCTCCAACACCTACGACACCTTGTTTTAATAATTGAAAGTACCTTTGTATTATTGGATTATTTCGTTCTAAATCACGCGCTCTATCTCTTATTGTTTGTAGATTACCTTTTAATTCTTCATTAGGAGATTGGTTGGTGGCTTTCCAATCATTAAACAATCTGCCAAACTTACCTGCGGTAAATTCTCTTTTCTTTTTTGCTTTTTTGTTTCTTTTAAATATGTCCATTAAAGCCATTAACTATACTCCGCTGTTAAATTTTCCGTATATTATTTGACCTGTCGGTAGACCGCGCTTTGCTCTATTTCTTCTTTGGTCCATAACGACTTCTCTTTCATAAAATAATTTATGATCATAGAGTTCAGTTATAGACATCTTTGTTAATGACCTACCTGCTATTGAATAACTAGATGCATCATCAACAAACTTATTTTCTAGTAACGCTTTTATCTGCTCTAATACTTTTTCATTATGTGTGCGAAAGTCTTGTCCATCTGATACTAATGAATAATCAGGTTGTATTTCTATTGAGCCATCATATACTTGGTATCTTTCAGTCGCGCTTTCAACAAAACCCTGACCGGTATATATACCTGCCATATACGCTTTGCTTGTTGCTTTAGGGACTGTTATTCTAAAGTTATTACCATTAGCCGCCGCAACGATATTAAAGCTACTCTTACCTGCGCTTTCTCTAAAGTAATAAGTTAAGGTATAAGTGTCGCTTTTAAAGTCTGAGTAACTTCTGTCCCACTTCCAAGTCGTTCCTGCTGTTACTAATACCGGTTCTTGATTTACATAATCGTATTCTAAGTCTGTAGTCATTTCGGTTCTACCAATATGTTGTAGTTCCTCACAGCAGTATTGCCATTTGAGGTAACTATTGTGTTTGTTAAAACATAGTTATAACCATTCTTACCTGCAGAAGCTTTGATAGTGGTTTGTGTTCCACTAATCTGCGAGTCAGATAAAGTCATTTCACTATTACTTACTGTCCAATTAGAAGTGCTGATGGTTTCAGCACTTGCTAGCATATCGGACCAGTTAATATTATATGGTAGCGTTTCGCCGACAGCTTTAGTTGAATTATAGCTGTCAACAGCTACCGCGTTTGGATAACGAGGCATAATATTTCCTATGCTAAGGTAAATATGCCGTTAGCGTTGATAGTAACCTGAAACTGTGAATTAGTTGAGCTTACACCGGATGCCGCTGAAGTATCTAAATCAACATAACAAAGTAACGCATCACTTGCGTGAGTGTCTGAATATATAACTAAATATTTTGCATTACTAATTGTAACTGAGCTTCCAAAATTTATGTCCGCACTGTCAAATGTAACTGTTCCTCCTGACTCAGCAACAGTTACTGAACCTAAAGTCTGCTCGCTATAATCAGAGTCAGCAATCTCGTTAGTAACATCTGATTTAGTTGTGTTGCCACTAACACTTGGTGTGTAAGATGATGTAGTCATCATAGCTTTAAATGTATCGCCATCAAGGTCGACTCCATTATTAGCAATTAATAATTTTGCATTGTTGTAAAGTGTAAATGATCCTGCCGCCATTTTCTTCTCCTTGTTTAAAATTTTGTGTTTAATATGCGATTGTCTTTCGCGTAAATTATTCGCTTGTCTTTCGCATATAATATTGGACCAATAGATGTCGAAACATGAACTATTGGTTGTTTGCCTGTTAATACTAAGCTTCCTGCATTTGGTTTAGCATCGACTGATACATCTAATGTTGGAGCTAAGCCGGTTATGGATATTGACCCTGCTCCGACTGCTATTACATCTCCTTCATTTACTGTCGGTTGATGTCCTTGCGTGGTTATTGAACCTGTGCTTGGATAAGCAAACTCGTTTTCATTAAATTCAGGTTGTAATCCTGTCATATTAACAGCGCCTGTTCCTAAGTTAATAATTTTACCTATTATTAAATCAGGTGTTTTACCGCTTATACTTATTATAGCATTATCCGGTTGAGCATTTATTCCTGCTTCTATATCAGGACTAAATGTGTTTGTATGTTATAGAGCCTGCGCCTACATCAATAATAACATCATTAGTAAATTCTGCCTCCTCACCTGTTATAGTGATTGAGCCTGCGCCTGCATTTGCATCTATACCTGCGTTAGTAACAGGCGTTAATCCTGTTAGCGATAGATCTCCGACATTAGCGCTTATCACATTTCCAACAGCACTTATCGGTTGTTGTCCTGTGATAGTTAACGCATCTGTAGAAGGCCTGATGTCATGACCTAATAGAACAGTGGGTTGTAAACCTGTTAAGGTTAAACTGCCTGCTCCTACTAATATAACATCTCCCTCTATAACATTTGGAGTTAGTCCTGTTATAGTTAAGGTATCATTACCGGGAGTTAAATCTTGTCCTGCGAGTGTGGAAGGCGTTTGTGTGGTGAAAGTTAACCCTCCAACACCCGCATTAATATCAGCGCCTATACTAGTATTTGCCTGATATGTGTTTAAAGTTATGTTGCCAACATTAGCACTTATTAAAGCGCCAATAGAGGTTGTTGGCGTTTGTCCTGCAATAGTAACAGCACCTGTTGATGCTGAGATATTATTGCCGATATTAGCTGTTGGTTGTTGTCCACTTACAGTTATAGCTCCGACACCTGCGGTCACATTTACCGGTATTGCAACAGTGCCTTCAGAACTATATGTAGCCTCTGAATAAGAAGTGAACCCAAACATTATTTATCCTATTGTGGTTCTTGTTCTATTCTTGGATCAACCCAATTCTCGTTTAATGACCATCCATCTGCTTCTGTATAAAACCATTTATATCCATAATACTCGGACTCTGGTTCTGAAACATCTGTGAAGTGATTTACATTAGATGTATTTACATCGGAAATAATTAAAACCTCATTACCACTTGCGTCTTTAATAACTGTTCGATCATTTCCAATTTCAATATTTGTATCATCTGAAAATTGATAGATTGCGATATTTTCGTTATCGCCACTATTCCATGTCAATACTTGCATTTTTTTATCCTTTTATTAATAGTTTGGTTGCTGAAATTGCCTTGCCTGCTTCAACCACTTTTCCTGTTTCAGCAGTTTCAGAAAGAGTAGCGTCATTTTTTACATAATAGATTTGCCCTGCGGTTAAACCACTTTGGTTAACATCTAAACCAATTATCTTTACTTTTGATGTTTCGTTTGCTGAAGATGTAGTATCAGCAAAAACCTATAAAATTCTCAGAAGTTAAATTAGTTTCTTCTTTAGTCCATTCTGGAGCATAGTAAGTTGTTCCTGTGCTATTTGTAGGATTACCATATTTTCCGAGTAACAACATATAGCCCTCTTGAGCTTCAACAGTTGTATTTCCTACCCATTTAACATTCCAATAATAATTTTGAGTATAACTAGAACTCGCATCGATAACTTTTATAGTGCTATCGACTGTTATTGCGCCATTACTGTAGCTTAATTCTTTAAGCATAATGTCATAATTATCTGCGCTATTATTGTAAGAAAAGTAATATTTTTTTGATTTTGGATTATAAGTTAATAGCTGTGTTCCCTCAACATAATATTCTTCTGAACCATCCCTAGCCATTGCTAAAGCTGTGGTGTTTGTAATATCTGTTCCGCTAAGAGTTAAAGTAGAATACCATAATTCCGTAGAAGATTCTCTCCATACAGTAACCCATTCAGAACTGTCTGGAGAACCACAAGCAATACCACCATAAGCATCTGTTCCATTACTTATTAATACTACTGCTGTTCCTAAAACTGCATCTCCATAAGTTGTTGTGCCATTAATAGTAAAAGCTCTAACTGTTGGATAATTACCATTATCTTCATCTCTATACCACATACATCCAACATTATTAGTTTGATCAAAATCTAGTCCTACTCGCCCTGCTGATGAACCTGCACTACCTATCTGAGAAGAAAGTCCTCTATAGCCAAGTCCTGTTCCACCGCTAGCTGATGTTTGAGCTTGATTTGATGTAAGTAAGCCTAATTTACTTGTAGCATTTCCAAGAAAAGTTACTCCACAAGATTGCGTTTCATCATAAACCGATACACCTTGTGAAACTCCTGATCCTAAACCATAAGATGAAGTTGAATATACGCCAACATTAGATGCTGTTGCTGTTGATCCTGATCCCTCTACTCTGAAAGCATACCAACTATTACCAGAACTATATTGAACAACATAGAAAGTATTTGTTTTATCATAATATGCAGAACAAAAAGTTGACGCATCTGAAGTTAGTACAACAGGCGTTCCCCAATTAAGAGTATTACCAGAATCTATAGTGGCTTTAGCTACATAAGCATAACTGCTTGATCCCTGCCATATTGCGCAGACTACCCCTGCGCCATCTGATGCCATTCCAAATTTATCTCCTGTACTTCCTGTTTGTGCATTATGAACTGATGCGCCTGTTATGGCACTTATGGTTGTAGTAGAGCCTGTAACTTGAGCAAAATCTCCATCTGCTTCAACAAGAGTTGGTTTACCTTTTGTAATACTTCCACTTGTCTTACCAAATAGTATATCAGTTGGTGTTTCATTTAATTTTAAAGCAGTTGTTGATATAGCTTCGCCAATGTATTGCGCGTCTGTTTGGACATAAGTTGTTGTTCCTGCACTTCCCATTGTCCAAGTGTTAAATGCGCTATCATTGTTAACCCAATAAAGAACCAAAACATTACTATCTGTTGAATTAGCATTAACTAAATTAATATGTTTATTTACTGTTGATGGATCAACTGCTAATGGAGATGACCAAGTTATTGATGTTCCACTTACTTTACCTGAACTTACATAGCAATAATTTGAACTATCTTGATATACAATACCAATTTGTTGAGTAAATGGATCATAACAACCTGCATAAGCTCTTTCCTGAAGATCAGAACCAATAGTATAACTTCCAATTTCTGTATGTGTGCCTGCGGTAAGTGTTCCAGAACTCATTGAACACTACATTGTAGTAAAGTGTGTTAAAATCTTGATATATGCAAACTGTTTTTCCTGCTGACGCGTCATAAACAGTATAACCACTTCTATATGCTGAAGCATTTAACACTACAGGAGTTTTAATAGTTGGAGTTGTTCCAGATATAGTAATGACATAGGCTTGAGTTGAAGTTACTTCAACAGTTGTTGAAGAATTATAAGTAGCTCCAATAACAGCAACATTACCATTTCCATTAGCGTCATGAACAAATTGTGAATTATAATAAATCCGAGTATCACTTGTTACTTCTGAACCCCATGAAATATTTTTTGAGCTATCTACTGAAACAACAATAACTGATGTTTTTGTTGGACTATTTCCTCTGCTATTCACAACAAAGCCAACTTGAGCTGTGCTATCATAACCGCCTGTCATTGAACTTTGGTTGTAGCTTCCGCTAAATACAGTCGTATCACTACTATCCACTATAGTTATAGCTTGTCCAGATACAGTTATTGTTTTACCTCTAATATGAGAGTTACTTGCTGTGCCTCTTGCAACAACAACAAAACAACTTCTGACACTATCCCACCATGCAGAAGCGCCATTTGTATCTGTGCTTTCAAATACTTGTGCTGTTCCCCATGTCATAGTTGTTCCTGATAATGTTCCAGCTTGTATCGTTGTATAGTTTGATGTGCCTTGATAAACCATTAAAAAAGTATTATCGCCATCTGATACTGCGGTTATTTGTTCTGATGGATCATTTAATGCTGTTTCAGCACTATAGACTTCTGTTACAGATCCTGATGTTGAAGTGCTTATAAACTTTTTAATCTCACCTGATGTATTACTGAAATAATCATCACCTATTGTTAATCCACTCTGTGAGTTATTAATGCTTCCCTCTGGTAAGTTGATTTTAACTTCTTCTGTATCACTTGCGGTTGTTGAAGCTACTCCGAGATATTTAGTAGCATCAAAGTTAGAAGTTGATGCAGGCATTGTTACTACTGAACCATCATAATTGTTATCACTATTATCAACAAAACTAGCGATAGATTTTGCTCCTGCGGAAGATGTTTGAACTATGTTGCCTGTTACATTTATTGTAGATAAATCAGTTTCAGTACCAAAGGTAGCTGTACCATCTGATGCTAATGTTATTGTTCTTGCAACAGGTCTATTTGTATCAGTATTTCTATAAGCTAATAAAGTTTTTTTACTAGTCGCATTGTATTCTATAGTTTGTGAATGTGATGTTGTAGAATATTGTTGTGCAGAACCCCAAGTAACCGTAGTACCACTTAATGAACCAACATAAACTTGCCCTGTATTAGAAGTGTAGCCATTATAGATAAATTTAGAATTTTCTTTATCAAAAACAAGTGCATGATCGTTAAATTGTCTTGGCGTTGCTGATGAAATAAATACAACTGGAGTTTCATAAGTAATAGTTGTTCCTGAAATACTAGCAACAGCATAAGTTGGATAGTAGCTATTTGAGGAGTCGTTATAAGTTACAACAATTTTAGAATTTGTTGTATCGTAAGCAACAGAAGTATTAACAGCATTAGCTGTACTTATAGTAGCTTCTGCGCCTAAAGTTAATGTAGTGCCACTAACAGTAACGACTCTACTTAAAAAATCACCGCCTGATACTTCATAGCAAACTACTGATCCTATATTTTCAGCATAAGTTAATGACTGATAAAGAATAGGTGAAGAAACATAAGCAGAAGCGCTTCCAAGTGTAGCTGTGCCACCTGATGTACAAGTTATTGCAACACATGTGCCTGCTTGTGAACCTGTATTATCATTATAAATAACAATGGTAGCTTGTTGCGCTTCATCATAAACAGCTCGTATTGAATGTGTTCCTGTGGTTGTTATATCTGTTGCGGAACTCCAAGTTATAGTATTTGCAGAGGTGTCTATAGTGCCAACTCTAAAAACTGCATTGTATGAACCTGAGTTAACTTTATATACTGCAATTAATTTATCAGCAGAAGCATCATAAACAATTTCATAACTATTATCACCTGAACTAGATGTTATTTCTTGAGCAGTACCTACTGCAAAAGATGTTGCTGTTGTTTTAATTTGTTGAGCTTTGCCTGCGGAAGTAAACTGACATGGCTTGCCTGCTGTTATTGCGCCATCAGCTACATAAGTTTTAGATANACCTTGATCNCTAAANCTAGCTCGTTCAGCAGGGTAAGTCGTAAAGACTGTTGATGTTCCTGTTAGTGATACTGCTGATCCTGANTTAGAACTTTCAAGAATAGTATCTCTGCTTAGTGTCGTTCCACTATGCGTATATGTACCAATGCCAACTTCCCATCCTGCATCGGACTTTATTGCGTAATAAGTTTGGTTGCCATNACCAATAACGCTAAATGATTGGAAGTCTGTCTCTGCACTTCCTAATGTTAGTGTTCCTGTTCCGGTAGTTGCTGTTGTTACTTTAACGCGGTCTTTAACTACTATTGTCATTTAAATATCCATCCATTTACCTTTTTTCTTATATAAAGGCTTTCTAACCCTTTTAGGTTTAGTTGGTTTGTCTTCTTCAGGTGTGGTTACTCTTTTATGTAATAACTTCATATTTACATTTAATAAGTGGTATGCGGCGAAACAGTAGTTTAAACAATCCCACGCTTCATTCCTTCTTCTTAATGGTAACCATTCTGTCTTTCTTTGACCCTTGTGAAATTTCTCTACTAGGGTCTCACTTGATACTTGTTTAAAGTATTCTTCATCTAAATTATTTGGAAAGTGGACCATACCAGGTCCCTCTTCTATTTTTAGTCTGCCATACACTAGTGATTTAAGTGTATTACTGCCTAGGCTAAACAGTTTAACCTTAGCAATATTATTCTTACTCGGTCTTGATACTACCGGATAACCTTCTCCACCTTTACCTTTAACAGCATATACGCGTCTGCCTTCTCTTAGCTTGCAGAAGTTATATACCGATTGAGTATGATGACCACCGCTATCAATTGCTGTGCATCTTATTGGTAGCTCTACTCCTCTTGGGTGAGCGTAAGTTTTTAATAAGAACTCGTCTAAATCTTGCCACACTTGAGGAGATGACGGATCGCCTTGCAGTATCTTATGCTCTAATACATAACAAGTTTGGTCCTTCTCCCATCCTACAGTAGTACATTCTAATCTATCGTCTTGAACATCTACTCCTGCAGTTATTAATATTATATTCTCGTTAAAATCATCAGGTCCATAATCTTCTGCGCGGTCCATCAATTTATCTTCGTCTATTTTTTCACCTTGGTCTTCATCCCAGACTTCGCCGAGGATTTGGTTGACGAAGATGCGGAGCGTTTCCGGGTAAGGCTTGCTATTAATAAAGTTAGTTGCAATTTCGCTGACTGTAAGCCAAGGACTATATAACGCGTTAATAAAGAAACTAGCTGTGCCATTAAAGTCAGCACTCGCTTGCCACTTGCCATTAGATATGGCTTTATAGCGTTGCATATCATCCAAAATTGAGCCGCAACACTCCATAACATACGAAGCATTTTGATGATCATTTTTATTCCATTTAACATTCTTCCACTCCAAAGTTTGATAATCGCCGCAAGCAGGACAAGGAACATAGAACTTTCGCTGATCTCCTTGATCATATAACGCTTCTATTCGACTATTACCTTTAACAGTAGGCGTTGAAACATACGCCATTTTCTTATTATGAAAGGTAGCGCATCGTCTTTCTGCTAGTGCAACTGCGTCACCTTCTGTAGTTGTTAGTCCATATCTATCGACCTCATCGCATAATAAGACGCGAACAGGCCTCGATGATATTGATGCGGCACTATTAGAACCAATTAAGTCCAAACTACCGCCTCTAAAAGATTTGCTGAATATTGTGTTTCCGCTATCGCGTGAACGAGAGTCAGCTACTTTATCTTTAAGGACATCTGTATCTCTTATCATCGGAGCTACTCTATTCCGCGAGAATGTGGATGCCATCTGTAAGCTTGGTTGAATACACATTATCGGAGCAGGGTCTAAGTGTATAAAATAACCAATGATATTTAATAATATCTCTGTCTTACCTATCTGCGACGAACTTTTAATAACTATCTTTTCAGTATCATAATCTGTAAAGCATCGCATTATCTCGCGCTGATATTCAGCACGACTTGTGTTAAATTTACCTGCTTCAGCACTTGCTTCACTTGATAGTATTCTATAAGTGTCAGCCCATTCATCTATGGTTAGTTTAGGTGGTGGTCGTAGACTGTTCAGCGCTATCTTCGAGGCGTTCTGTATTGCCTCTGTCGGAACTTGTATCTGCATCATCTATAATTAGTTCTATATCACTATGTTCGTTTAAAAAATTTTCTATGTGTTCTTTAGCAATTTGCGTTGCCTTATTTACATTCTCTGCTCTTAACAGCTCCGGCACTAATCTTGTCGGCATAGCCATTGCTGACTGTTTTATTAAAGTAAATATGCGAGACCAGGTTGATATAACCTGCTCTACCTTAACTAGCTCGCCTGATTTCTCTGACACTTCTAATTCCATTAGTGCGGCTTTATGCTTTGCTATTCTTAAGTTAACTTCTTTTAGGTCATCCGGTTGATTATTATCTAAATTAAGCTGTTTTAAATAATCAATATAACCCCAAACTGCTGTTATTANCTTGTATTTACCTCGCGATGCGCGAGGTATTATACCTTCATTGCTAAGTTGTTGGACTCTTCTCGGTGTGATTTTAAGCAGGTTAGCTATCACTTCGACACCGACTGTTCCTTCGTTATCCTTTTTTGCCATTATATGACTCACCACTCTCCATATTAATCGCGTCTTTCCCGGTTATTTGTTGCCATCTTTCTATAATAACATCGCAATATCCTGCGCTCTTCTCTATTATTCGTGCCTTTCTACCGGTCATTTCACACGCTATTAGAGTAGAACCTGAGCCACCAAAGAAGTCAGCGACTATATCTTGTCCTCTTGTGCTGTTATTTATTGCCTCTTCTAATAAATCAACAGGCTTCTGCGTTGGATGTACATACTCTTGCGTGTTACCTTTGCTAAACGACCAAACAGTTGTCTTAGTTCTATCGCCAATATAAAAATGTTTGCCTTCACCTTTCTTCCATCCATATAAGATAGGTTCATGTTGTGATCTGTAGTCTTGGAAACCTATGCCGCCAAAATTCTTAACCCATTGTAGTGTTGCGGATAATATAAAATGTTCATTAAAGCTTTTAAGGAACGCTAGCTTAGGTTTAAATTTAGAGTCGGGATGGAATAAATAAATGCAAGCTAGTGGTTTCATATTATCGTGATACACTTTCATAAACGCATCAACGAACTCTTCAAACTCATCTTCAGTTAAATTATCATTCTCTATCTTATCCCAACCTTTAACTCTTGCTCCTCGCGGAGTCTTTTGTCCGGACTGGTAATCAACATTATAAGGGGGATCTGTAACAACTAGATCAATTAATTGATTATCTAATAACTTTGATACATCATCTGCGCTAGTCGCATCGCCGCACATCACAATATGTTCGCCTAATTTATATCTTTCACCTTCCTGAACTGTGTTATCTTCAGGTAATTGTGGCGCATAATCTTTGTCGGTTAATCCTTCTTCTAACTTATCAGCTAATAAATCATTTAGTTCATCTGCATTAAAGCCTGTCTTATCTAAATCAAATGATAAGTTATTTAATTCTTTTAACTCTAACGCTAACAGCTCTTCATTCCATTCGCTATCTTGCGCTATTCTGTTGTCGGCTAATCGGTAAGCTTTAACCTGTTCATCAGTTAAATCTTTTGCAATATGGACCGGCACTTCTTTTAACCCTAATTGCTTTGCCGCTTCCATTCTTGTATGTCCGGCTATAATAACCATTTCGCTATCAACCACTATTGGTTGTTGCCATCCATACTCTGCTAAACTGCCTGCAACCTTATCCACAGAGTCCGCGTTATACCTAGGGTTTCGCGCATAAGGTATTAATTTTTTTATCGATATATTTTCTATGTCCATTTCATTTTCCTTTTTAAAGTGAAACGAACCCCACAAATTATTTTCTGTCGCTAGCAGAAACCTGCCGCGAAGAATGACC